GGGCCAGCGGGGGGCTGCTGCGGCGGAGCGTACTGCTGCGGCGGAGCAGCGGCGGGCTGGCCCGGCTGCGGCTGGCCGGGGTTCCACGTGGTGCCCTGCTGGAACTCAGACATCGGGTGCTGTGGCGGGATGCCCTGCGCGGGCTGCCAGCCACCTGGCGCGGGGGCCTGGGGCGGCTGGTACGGCGCAGGGGCCTGCTGGGGACCCGGGCCTGGCGGCGGGTAGCCAGGAGCCGCCTGGGCGGGCGCAGGAGCCTGCTGGGGCGGTCCGTAGCCCGGAGCGGGCGGACCGGGCTGGTAGCCGCCCAGGCCGGGCACAGGGGCCTGCTGCGGGGCCGGGGGAGCCGCCTGGCGAGCGCCACCGGGGCCGCGGGCCACGCGGATGCCGCCGATCTTGAAGTTGCCCCACTTCTCGTCGTAGTAGACCTGGATCTGCACCGGGGCCGGGTTGCTGATCATGTAGGCGGCCACCTGCTCGCCGGTCCAGCCGAGGTTCCAGAAGGCGGGCGAGCCCGGCTGGCCGCCGAACTTCTCCCCGACCGGGATGCCGAGCGCGCCAAGCTGGCGGTAGAGCTTCGCCGTGCCGCCAGAGTTGACCTGGCCGTCGTTCTTGAACTCGCTGATGGCCATGGTGGTGGTCATCTGCTTGCCGTTGTTCGGCCCGCCGTCGAACCGGAACACCACGGTCCAGGCGAACTTGTCCTGCTTCTGCGTCAGCCCGTAGTCGGACTGCTCGGCGTGGGCGGGGTGCCAGCCCACCTCGTAGTCGCCGCCCGTGCTGGTGTCGGCGTTGTCGTACATCTGCTGCCAGTGCGGCTGCTCCGGGCCGTAGGCACCGGGTGCGCCGGGCGGCTGGCCGTAGCCCTGCGCGGGCGGGGGACCAGCCTGCTGCGGCGGCGGGCCGTAGCCCTGCTGAGGCGGCGGGCCGTAGCCGGGCGGGGGCTGCTGCTGGTAGGGGTCCTGGCCGTATGGCTGTGGCGGGTAGGTCATGATCTTCTCCTTCTGCCTACTGGCTGGCGATGGCGTGCTGCACCATCGTCTCGACTGTCCACCCGGGCACGATGCCCGGGTGGCCGATGATCAGGTCCGCGGGGAGACGCCCCCACAGCCTGTCGCCTGTCTCGTATTCGTTGCTCGGGCCGGTGAACAGGTGGTGCATCGGCCTGCCGTCCGGGTGGGTGCCCTGGACGTACATGGTGCCCATCAGGTCGAACTGGTAGGGGGCCAGGTCGGCCGACTGGCCTTGCAGGTAGGGCCGCATCTTGCGGGTCTTGACGTCGTAGTGGGTGGGGAACACGTAGACCACCGACCAGACCGGGTTGGTGGGGTGCACCAGCAAGTCCTTGAAGCCGACGATCAACTGGAGGATGTCCCGCAGAAGCTGGCCCCAGTCGTCGCGCTCCATCTTGCGCCGGGCCGCCATCGCCATCATGGCGCGGTGCGCGACTGCGGGCACCGAGTCCACGCTGATCGAGTTGAACGGGTGCTGGCCGCTGGCGAGCACCCCCTGCACCGCGAACAGGGTGTCGATGCTCTGCACCGGGATGTCGCAGATCTGCCAGTCGTCCGGCCCGTGCCACCGCGGCACGGTCTGCCGGGCGGGGTCCCAGTAGACCTTGCGGCCGGGCGTCCACACCCCGGCCACCTCGCTGTCGATCAGCGCGCACGGGCCGGGGCCGGACACGCCGAGCGAGGACTTGCCCATCTTCGGCCGGGCGTGCACGCCGATCGCCAGCCCCTGTGCCTGGCGGGCCTGGGCAGCCCCGTTGAGCAGCCCGGCTGGCACTGTCTGGTACGGCTGGATGGTCATGGGCCTTCGTCCTGTCTGCTGCCTTGTACGTACAGCTTAGCCTGCGGCGGAGACAAGCGCTGCGATGCTGCCGCGCCCGTACCTCTCGTAGGGGTCACCCTGAACATAGCTGCCGCTTGAGACAAAGTACTCGGCCCAGGCTGCGCCGTCGTCCATCATGCCGCACGGCCCCTTGGCCAGCGGGCAGCGCCAGGAGCAGTCGTGGTCCACCCACACCGGCCGGGCCATGGTGCGCTGGATGAAGTCCACCTCGCGCAGGTCCCCGCCGCGGCGGTAGCAGTCGTCCAGCGCGGCGCGCACGGCCAGGATCTCGGACACCACCTGCTGCACCCCGAGCAGGGTAGTGGCCATGATCTCGGGGGTGTGGTCGAACGGGTCCCACTGGTAGTAGGGCGGCTTGCTCTGCTTGGACCGCTTCACCTTGCGAAGCTGCACGATGTTGCCGCCGAGCACCAGCGGGATCTTGCCCGCCGTGTCGGGCAGCCCGCGGCCGGGCATCGGCGGCGGGTACTCCGCGGCCAGCCACTGGACTAGCGAGTAGAACCGCATCTGCGGGTCCTGCCGGACGATCACCCGCGGCCGTAGCTGGTCCCGCGTTTTCCAGTCCAGGAAGGCGAACAGCCCGCTTTCTAGCTGGCCGATCTGGTCCAGCTTGGCGCGCAGGTCGATGCCGGTGAAGCCGGGCAGCGGCACGCGGACCTCGGCCTCGGTGCGGACCACCTTGAAGGTGGCGGTGTGGCCCTCAGCGGCCATCCACTCCAGCAGGCCCTCGACCATGATCTTGGACATTTCCAGGTCGGCATTGAGCGCCCTGGCCAGGTCCGGGTGATTGGCGACCTCCTGGCCGTAGATGATGTCCAGCACCATCAGCGGGTCCAGGCCGTAGCCGAAATGGCCTTCCAGCGCGAGGTGCACGCGGATGCCGAGGTTGGCCGCGCCCAGCGGGCTCGGCTCGGCGGGGAGGAATCCCCAGTAATACTCCACCAGCCATTGGCGGGGGCACCGCTTGAATAGCTGAATCTCGGAATTGCTGATGCCCAGCCGCCCGTTAGGCGGGCTGGTAACTGCTGCCTGTGTCATGGCCTTCGTCTCCTACTATTTCGTCGGGCTCCACTGACATCACGTAGCGGAGCAGAGCAGCATCCATGGTGACCTGCTCATGCCTTTCCTCCCGGTCCAGGCCAAGCTGGAACAGCCGGACCTCGATGGTGCCGGGGGTGATGAAGTAGACCTGCCGGAATGGCTCGGTCTGGCCCCACCGGTCCCCGCGGCCGGTCATCTGCTCGCGTTCCTTGAAGCTCGGGCTCGGCTGGAGCCAGCCGATGCCCTTGGCCGCGTCCAGGTCGATCGACTCGCCGCCCGCCGAGGTGCAGAAGATCACCCGGTGATCACCGCGCTGGAACGCCTGCTGCGCGGCGTCTTTGGCGTCCATGGTCATCCCGCCGACGATCTTGGTCCAGGTGATGCCCGCCTCGGTGAGCGCCTTGCCCGCCAGGTCCACCAGTTGCGGGGTGGAGCAGGCCACGATCCACTGGCCTTCCTCGGTGGCCAGGAACTCCAGCAGGTCGGCCACCTTGTGGCTCGGCGTAGTCAGCCGGACGTTGCCCTCGGCGGTGAAGCCCTCGGCCGTCTCGCTGTCGTAGACCTCGATCATGGCCGCGGTCAACTGGCACAGCCGGGTGAACTTCACGATGGCGGTGCCCGCCACCAGGTCAGCGTTGGCAAGCTCGGCCAGGCCCGCCCGTGCGATCGAGTGGTAGGCGCTGGCCTGCTTGGTGGTCATTTCCGGGTAGCGGAACTCGATGGCGGCCAGGCCCGGCTCGCCTGCGCGGGCGATCTCATGGTGGATGCGCCGGAAGTAGGGCAGCGTGGCCAGGTGGAAGGCTTCGGCGTGCTCGGGCCGCAGCCCCAGCACCACGTTGCCGACGTTCTGGTAGGCGAACTCCTGCTGGGCGTACAGGTCCAGGTAGCGCGAGCGCACCGGCCAGGCGGCCGGGTCCAGCCCGTAGAGCACCGGCCACAGGTCGGCCACCGACTGGACGGTCAGGGTGCCGGTGGTCGGCCAGGCGTTCTCGGCGTGCTGCATCAGCCACTGCACCGCCCTGGTCTGCTTGGACCCTTCGTCCTTCATCCGGTGGCATTCGTCAGGGATCACGGTCCGCCACTTGATCATGTTCAGGCCCTTGAGGCAGACTTCGCAGGCCGCGGTCGTCTTGCCGGTGGACCCGCCGTGGGTGTCGCACTTGACGAACGCCTTGCCCGGGTAGGCGGCCAGCCGGGTGTGGTGCCGGACCACCTGCCAGACGATGATCCCCACGTCGGCCTCGCCGCGGGCGATGCGGTCGATGGCCTCGTTGCGTTTCTTGGCCGACCCGCTGATGATCACCGTGCGAAGCTCGGGAGCCCAGGCGGCCAGCTTGCGCTGCCACGACCGGGGTGCCGAGTCCGGGCAGATGACCAGCGCCGGGCAGCCGTCGCCGGTCTTGTGCAGGTACTGGAGCGCCCGGATCAGCGGCGGCGTCTTGCCGTTGCCGCGACGCCCGCCGGAGATCACCCGACGCCACTGGAGCAGCCAGGCGGCATCGCCGCGCTGGGTGGCGGTCATGTGCGGGCCGTCCACTGTCTCCAGCGCCAGCAGCGGCTCCAGCCACTCAGGCGGGCAGTCCTCGGCCTCGCGCATGGCGTAGCGGGCCT